TATATCGACTGGTATTGGTGCCGCTGTTGTTGCCGTTGGTTTGCTTGCCGCTAACTTTGACAAACTAAAGGGTTGGATTATGGGCACCAACGATGAGTTGGAGAAGCAGAAACAGTTGGAGATGGATAAACACCTTGAAAAGGTTAACACTCAACTGGAAAAGCAACTTACCCTACAAGACAAGATTTACAAGGCTGGCGGATACAATGACTTACAGGTTGCACAAGAACGTGTAAAAACTCTTGAGAAAGAGATTAAGACGCGCGAACAATTAATCGAGGCAAATAGGGCTGAGGAAGCGCAGGCTTGGATGTCTGTTGCGCGCAATAGAGATGCTGGTAAAGCGCAATCGCTTATAAACAGTCTTACAGCCAAAGCGAACGCCATTCATGAAAAAGAGGTTAAGTTACAAAAGGAAATCGACAACATAAGAAACAACGCTTTAAAAACGGCGCAGGAAGAATTAAAGGTTGAAGAGGCACTTCAAAAGGCTAGAGATATCAAGGCAAAACAAGACGCTGCTGCGAAGGCTGCTGAAGAGGCGCGTAAGAAGGCCGAGGAAGAACGCAAGAAACGAATCGAGGCCGAGAAGAAGGCCCTTGAAGATTTACAGAAGAAGTACAAGGAACTTGCGGAAGAGATAAATCTATTCGGCGCTACAGATTACAAGAAAGAGTTGGCGGCGCTTGAGAAAGCGGAAAAGAAGTCTCTTCAGATTGTTATCAACGCGCAGAAGAAAGGTGTTACAAGCAAGGAACAGGCCGAAAAGGACAAACTGGCCATTCAAACGCACTATGCAAATCTTCGCGCAGAGGCCACAAAGAAGGAAGAGGAACGTGTACGTACCGAGTCTATTGAGTTGCTTGACACAACCTATCAGTTGGAACAGGCAAAACTTCAGAAGCAGTATGACGAGAAGGAAATATCAGAGAGTGCTTTCTTGGCTAGGAAGAAGGAGTTGCTGGAAACTTATGTACAGGATTACATCGACAACATCCAATTCATGCTTGACACCGAGAACGGCCTGACTGATGCACAAATACTTGATTTAACAACCAAAATAAACGAGGCGCGCGAACTTCTCAATGAAGGAACTAAGACTGAAGCAGAAAGTCTAACACAAGGCATTTCTGAGGCTATTAACGCCAGCGCATTGGCCCTTAACGAGTTCTCTGACAACCCTGCATGGGGTAAGATTCTACAGAACGTTGCCACATTGACGGCCAACTGGGAGTTATTGCACAAAAACATCAAGGAAGGCGGTACGAAGGCCTTTAGTGCTTATGCGCAGATTGCCGCTACGGCGTTGGGCGCCATTGCGAATATGATGAACGGGCTTGCCGCAGAACAGGATACAAGCAACAAAGAAGGGTTTGAAAGTTCCAAGAAGTTCCAAATTGCTGGTGCAACAATGAGTATGCTTGCTGGTATCGCATCCGCGTGGGCTTCTTCAATGCAATTGCCGTTCCCTGCAAACGTTATCGTTGGTAGTTTGCTATCAGCAATGATGTTAGGTACTGGTATTGCACAGATTGCGAAGATTAAGCAGACTCAGTTTGACAGTGGCGGTTCATCAAGCGCAGGCGCATCGCCAAATACAGGCGCAGTAGCAAGCGTTGTGGCCCCAGTACAGTACACGCAGGACGTACAAGGTGCATCTATTGAAGGCGCTATCAGGGATAGTAAGGTATATGTTACAGAGACTGATATTACAAGCACTCAAAACAAGGTAAGTGTTACCGAAAGTGAGGCCAGATATTAATAAAAACCGTTTTTCCTATATATTAGTTGTAGGAACGTGTGAAAAACCTAGATTTTAGCGATGAAAGTATATTACATCAAAATAAACGATGACTTCGAGACTGGGATTGACGCCATATCTTTGGTGGATTTCCCAGCCGTTGAACGTAATTTCCTATGTTTCAACAAGGAGGAAAAGCGTGTAAATCTCAAATTTGACGCTGCTAAGCACGTTATCACTGGTGTTGTTGCGCTTGCTGACACTCCAATATACCGCTACAATGAGAAATTGGGTGAGTATTGGGTTGTTTTCACAAAGGAAACCATTGAAAAGATGGTAGAAAAGTTCGCAAAGATGGACTTATTCAAGAGTGTGAACTTGCAGCATGACGACAATCAGTTCGTGGAGGGTATTTACATGTTTGAATCCTATATAACGAACAAGGACAGGGGTATAAACCCAAAAGAGTTTGAGGATATTCCAGAAGGTTCATGGATTTGCAGTTTCAAGGTAGACAATGAAGACTTATGGAATGAGATAATCAATGGTGACAAGTTGAATGGGTTCTCTCTACAAGGGATGTTTGAACTTGAAGAGAAGTTTGAGGCCCAAGCGCCTAAGGAAGAGACATTCGATGAGTGGCTAAATAACTATCTAAAATAACATACAAAACGATGAATTTAAACGTAATTAAACTATGGAAGGCGATGCTTCATCTTTCTGAAGTTTCTACTGACAAAGGTACTCTAATCATAGAGAACGAACTTGCTGAAGGTGTTGAAGTTTTCGTAGAAGACGAAAATGGTGAGTATGTTCCAGCGGCTGACGGCGAATACGAAGCAGAAGACAAGATAATTGTTGTTGCTGACGGAAAAGTAACTGAAATCAGGGACAAAGAGACTGAAGAGTCTGAGGAACAGGAACCAGAGTCAACTGAAAGCAATGAAGAATTGTCAGCAAAAGACAGATTCAACGCTGTTAAGGAGAGATTTGAGGCGTCTTACCAAGAAATTGAACAAAACATATACGCTGCATTGGATGCTGCTGGTGTTTGGGGATATTTGCTTGAGAACTCTAACGATTATGCTGTAGTATCTGAGTGGAATGACGAAGATGGAAGAGAACACTTGTTCCGCTACGACATAACAATTGCTGAAGACGGTACTGTTACACTTGGTGAAAAGAAAGAGGTACGTGTTGAATATGTGCCTGTTGACGAGGAACCAGAGGCTACAGAGACTGAATCTGAAGAAATCGCTGCAAGGGATGCAAGAATTGCAGAATTGGAAAAGGAACTTGCAGAAAAACAAGAACAACTTGAAATGAGTGCCGATAAGCCAGCCAAGGAGAAAGTTAAGACGGCTGCTAAGAAAGAAGGCGCGCTAAAATATTTCGTGTAAATTGAATAAAAATAAAAAAAGTTAAACATTAATCAATTATGGCTATTAATTTAAGCGGGTTAACTGCATATGTTGACGAACAAAGACTTCCTTTGATTCGTAAAACTATCTTCGCTGCACCTTCTGTAAAATATTTCAACCTTCAAACAGGTGTAAAGCACAGTGCAGCCCTAAACATTCTAGGCACTAACGTTGCTTTCGGTGACGGTGCAACTTGTGGTTGGAGTGAAAGTGGAACTTCAGCATTCTCACAAAGAATACTTGAGGTAGGTAACTACAAAGTAAACATGTCGTTCTGCGACAAAGCAATGTTGAAATACTGGAACGGCTACGAAGTACGTGTTGCTGCTGGCCAAAAGAGTCTTCCTTACGAAGAGGATTTTGTTAACGGTGTTATCGACGACATCAAAGATAAGATGGAAACTATCATCTGGCAAGGCCAAAAAGCCAACGACAGAATGGATGGTGTTCTAACAATTCTTGCTGCTGCTTCTGCTAGCACAATCGCACCTTCTGGAGTAACTAGCGCATCAACTGCTTACGACAGGGCTAAGGCTGTTTACAAAGCAATCCCAGCAAAGAAACTTGACAAGGCTGCTATCTTCATGGGCGTTGACGAGTTCCGTGACTTGGTTCTTGAACTAACTGCTAAGAACCTATACCACTACCAACCAGAAGTAGACGGTGAACTAACAATCGTTCTTCCAGGAACTTCAACAAAGGTTCACGGATGTCCAGGTATGAACTCAAGTTCACACATAATCGCTTCCAACCCAGAAAACATCTACTACGGTGTTGACATGGAAGATGACGAAGAGAAGTTTGACTTGTGGTACAGCCAAGACAACCAAGAGTTCCGTCTTGCTATTAACTTCAACGCAGGTGTTCAAGTAGCATTCCCAGATGAAGTTGTTGTACTTTAAGCAATTCAATAATAACAATGGGGAGTGGTAAATGGCCATTCCCCACAATTAAAACAAAGTAATACTAATATGGCTTGTAATTCATATACACTAGCGGGATTAAACACTGCATGTAAAGAGGCTTCTTTCGGTGGTATCAAGGAGGTATTGGTTGCTTTGTATGAAGATGTTGAAAGTACATCTGTAGATTCTGGAACTAGTATGCTTACTCCAACTATGGTAAGCGGTAAGACTTTCCACCAATACAAACTAATGAAATCTACTGGTGCTTTGACTTCAACACTTAATACAAGCGAGACTAGTGCTTCATACTTCACAAACGAAGTTACATTGCAGTTCATGAAGATGGAAACATCGAAGAGACTTGAGATAATGGCACTTATGATGTCAGCGTGCGCAGTAATCGTACAAGACGCAAACGGAAAGTATTGGTATTTAGGTAAAGACAATTACGTAGAGTGCAGCGCTGGTAGCGCCCAAACAGGAACCGCTGCTGGTGACTCTAACCACTACGAACTAACTTTGACTGATACATCTGCTGAACTTCCATACGAAGTACCTGCAAGCGTTATTAGCAGCATAATCACAGAAGTTGCCTAATAACTAATTCGATAAGAAAAGGGGAAGTAAGTTTAGGCTTATTTTCCCTTTATTTTTCTATATTACATCGCTATAATACTAAGAAACTATGGTATACATAAACGACAGTTCAGGAACAATTACATTACCAAAGCACATCAGTGCTGTGGGTGATTTTACGTTGATATTATCGTCCAACATGGCGAATGACGTAACTATAGTTGATGGAGGTAAAAACATTTCTACCAATTCTCTCTATTACAAGTTCACATTGGATAACCTAAACCTGCTAAACGTTGGAGAGTACACGTACGTATTGCGTGACGAGTCGGATAACGTTATAGAGGAAGGTTTATTGATGTTTGGTAAACTTGATAGGGAACCGATAGTAAATAACACTTTTAAAAAGACAAAGATACAATACAATGGCAAACAAAAACCAGAAAAACAGTAAGGTTACTGTTAGCGCAATGAGATTCAATGTATTTGACGCGCCAGCAAAAGTGATACCAACATTCATTGAAAAAGAGACAGGTAAGCCATACCTAAATTATGGCAACGACAACAAATTTCCTAATTACCTTTGGGAGTTATATCTTCGCAGTGCCGTTCTTCAATCTATTGTTAACGGTACGGCCGACTACGCGGGCGGTAATGGAATTGTATTCAATGAGAATCCTATCGTCCAAAGGCTAAAAGACGAAGCAAACAAGGATGGGGAAACCCTTGAGGATGTAATCAAGAAGATAACTGTAGACTACCTTATCTTTGGTGGTTTTTCTTTACAGGTTATCTATAATAAGATGGGTGAGTTGAATGAGATTTATTGGCTTGATTTCCGTAACGTAAGGCTTAGTAAGGATGGTGATAAGGCTTACTACTCGGATGACTGGGTACGTCACGCCAACGATTACCTCACCTATGACATTTTCAGTTCCAACAGTCGTTCTGGAACTAGTGTATTCTACTTCAAAGGACACATCAGTAGAGGCGTTTACCCTATCCCAAGATATAACGGTGCGCTTAGCGCCATTGAAACGAGTACGGAGATAAGCAAATTCCACCTAAACAGCATCCTTAATAACTTCAGCGGCAACTTCATCATCAACTTCAATAACGGCCAGCCTGAGGAAGAGACTCAAAAGGAGATAGAAAAGAAGGTAAAAGACAAGTTCAGCGGCGCCGACAATGCTGGTAAGTTCTTGCTTGCATTCAATGACAGCAAGGATAACGGTGTTACGGTTGAGAGGATTCAAGATGACAACTTTGACAAGAAGTATGAGGCCCTAAGGACAAGTACATTCAAAGAGATATTCGTTGCTTTCCGCGCGATACCTCAGTTGTTCGGTTACAGCCTTGAAGGAACTGGCTTCAACAAGCAAGAATTTGATGAGGCATTCCAACTATACAACAAGACAACCGTTGAACCTATTCAGAAGGACTTAAAACGTACATTCAACAAGATATTCGGCGTTGATGACTCAATAAGCATAATTCCATTCAACTTGGAAACTGAAAAAGAAGGAGAGTAATATGGCACGCGTTTTTTTAGTATCAGCAAAAACACTCAAAGAGAACAGCATCGTTAACAACAACGTTGATGAGATGTATCTATTGCCAGCCATCGAGTATGCACAAGACGCTGGTTTACAGCCAATTATAGGTACAAAACTATATAACAAACTAATGGATATGGTTGCTGACGGTTCGTTTGAACCACAGCCAGAACCAGAACCTGAACCAGAACCACAGCCTGAACCAGAACCAGAAAGCGGCGAGACAAGCGGGGAAACCAGCGGCACAACAAGCGGTGAAACCCAAGAGGAAACCGTATCTGACGAAGCAAGCGATGAAGAAACATCAGAAGAGGAACCATCGGAAGGTGGAGAAGGTGAAGGCGGCGAAGGCGGCGAAGGCGGCGAAGGCGAAGGCGGCGATGACGAAGGTGGAGACGATGAAGGTGGTGATGACGAAGGCGGAGACGATGAAGGAGGCGATGAAGAAGAGTCTGGAAGCACCATTAACGTTGAGGATTACAAGACATTGCTTGATGAATATGTAACGCCATACCTTATCAACAAGGCAACCGCAGACATTCAATTGCCTCTTGCGTTCAAACTTCGCAACCAAGGCGTTGTTCAGCAAACGAGTGATAACACATACATCCCAGGAATTCGTGATATTCAGTACTTGATTCAAGACTACGAAAACAAGGCCATTTTCTATGGTAACAGAATGAGTGATTTCTTGCGCGCAAACAGGAGTAAATACCCAGAATATTGCAGTGTTGACAGTTGCGCAGACATGCGTTCAAACAAAGGCGCGTATAAAACAGGCATTTGTCTGGGATAATTTCAAAAAAACGATATATTTATCATAGAGGTATGAATACAGTAGAATTAATAGATAAGATTAAGGCGATAGCATTATCCCAGCCGATTCAAAGCGTATTTGACGGTGACGTTTACGAGAACTGGAACAGTGCTGAAACCAAGTATGGAAGCGTGAACATAGGAATACAGGACATCGTGTATGATTCCAACCTATGTACCTATTCTCTCGTTTTCTACTATGGCGACAGGCTGCTTCAGGACAAGCGTAATGTCAACCGCCTTTACGCTGACGGAGTTAGGATTTTGCAATCTATCATAAATCAATTAAACCTTGAGGACACCGTTGAGATAAGCGGCCCTATCACATACCACCCATTCGCACAACAATTCTCAGATTATCTTGCGGGCGTATATGCAACCGTTGAGGTAGAGGTTGAAAGCGAACTTGGCTTGTGTGATATTGAGGCATTCACTGATGTAACGGCCGATTGGCTTAAATTTACCGCGCTTGAAGACGGTTCTTCTGTAGGATTCCAACAAGAAAATTATGGAACACAGTACTCGTTTGACGGAATAACATGGAACGATGCTGATAAGACTGGCGGTGATGTTAACCGTTTTGAGTTGAATAGCGGCGATACGCTATACATACGTTCCATCGGCGTTATACCTAACTTCAATAGCAACATATTGGGTAATGTAAAGGTTAGTGGAAACATCAACACGGCCAACAATTACAAAGCATCTGACTTGGAGGAAGGTTTTGTACTTGATATCTATTGTTATCAATACATGTTCGGTAACTGCGAAGGCTTGACAGATGCCAGTGAGTTAGTACTTCCTTCGCTGAACTTGCCGCATCACTGTTATCAAAGTCTATTTAGGGGCTGCGTTAACCTTGTTTCTGGGCCAGCGATATTACCATCGGATGAGTTATCGTATGGTTGTTATCAAACCATGTTTGACGGATGCACATCATTGGTTAACGTTCCAGAACTTCCTGCTATGACATTGGCTGGTTATTGTTACTATGAAATGTTCA